TGCAAAGAAGATTGTAGATAACGAAGAATCAAAAGGAACTATCAGTGTTACCAAAAAGGGCGCTGTATTCTATATGACACCAAACATTGCTGTTGAAGCATCTGCCAAAGAAAAAGAGGCTGTTGTGTTTGGCAGCGATTTGCTTGGCAATGGCTTTGTGGTTGTGAGAACTTTTCGAAGTTCAGACTTTACATTGACCCAAAATGGTGATATACTAGAAGTCAAAGTTACAAAGATTATTGACAAAATGAGAGATTTACGTGGCGACAGCAACATCTACTTTCTGATACGTAACGACAGTTCACGTAAAGGATCGAAGATTAGACCAGGGCTTCGTGTTCTGGCTGTGAGTGCAACACGTATTAACAAGAACGTAAAGATAGTAAACCGATGAAAAGACTAGCAGGCTTTATAGCAGAAGAAAAGAATGTTCACATGGAACACCTTGAGGATAATCTCCTCAATCTTGGTGTAGACGGTGCCAGGCAATCTATTAACTACTTACGTGCTTTGCGTGATATGCTTGCGGGAGACGTTAAGGCTCCTGTAAACGTCACAGTGAAGTGGGACGGTGCACCTGCAATCTTTGCTGGAACAGATCCAAGCGATGGTAAGTTCTTTGTTGCAAAGAAGGGCATCTTTAACAAGAACCCAAAAGTGTATAAGACGAATGCTGATATTGATGCAGATACGTCTGGTGATTTGAATACAAAATTGAAACTAGCGTTAAAGCATTTACCTGCGCTAGGAATTGAAGGAGTGATACAAGGTGATTTCCTATATTCGCAAGAAGATTTACGAAAAGAAACTATTGATGGAGCATCGTATACTACTTTCCATCCTAACACCATTGTTTATGCGATACCAGAAAAAAGCGACCTTGCTAAGACAATACGTGCCTCACAACTCGGCGTGGTATGGCACACTACTTACCGAGGAGACTCTTTTGAAACAATGTCAGCAAGTTTTGGAAAAGAGATTGCATCAAAACTCCAAAAATCAAAAGCGGTCTGGTCAGTAGACGCAATGTATAAAGACGTGTCTGGTCAAGCAACTATGACAAAGAAAGAAACAGATGCAGTTACACTGTTACTGTCTGCCGCTGGCAAACAATTCAATAAAGTAAAGCGTAGCACATTTGATGGTATTACGAACAATCCAGAACGTTTGATGAGAGTGAAGACTTTTATCAATACTAAGGTGCGTGAAGGTGAACGCATTAAGAACACCTCACGTTTCGTTGATGACATGGTGGATTATATCTATGCCTACTATCAGAAAGAAATCGATAAAGTTAAGACAGAGAAAGCAAAGGCTGCAAAGGCAGAGAAGCGCAAGGATATTCTATCTTATTTCTCAAATACACCAAAAAGCCAAATCGTAGCATTGTTCGATTTGTATAACATGATTATCGATGCCAAACTTTACATCATTAAGAAACTAGACAAAGCAAAGCGTGTCGGCACATTCTTAAAGACCACTGATGGCTTCAAAGTAACTGAACAAGAAGGCTTCGTTGCAATTGACAGAATGGGCAAGAACGCAGTCAAGTTGGTTGACCGTCTTGGGTTCTCGAAGGCTAACTTCTCGCCAGATATCATTAAGGGTTGGCAGAAGTAATAGTTGAATTTTTTGCATGACGGGGTTGCAAATAAATCGTGTAAAAACATAGTAAAATAGTCAAACTTTAGTCTAAATAAATGTGTTAGCGAAAACACAACACACACAGGAGACTAAAATGGCTGAACTAGCACTACAACACACATCAACTTTCTTTGTTACTTTTTTCAAAGTAATTACATATCCATTCATTGCACTATCAGATGCGATTGATAAGCAACGCAAAATCAATGCAACCTTCAATGAATTGAATGCATTGACAGACCGTGAACTACATGACATTGGCATTGGTCGTTCACAAATCATGCACGTAGCATATGAGTATGCATACGGAGAAGATGACAATGCGTAAATTCTTTAAGTCAATCATCCGTGCAATGGAACGTTCAAGCCAAGCAAGAGCAAACCACGCTCTTCGTCAAATGGGCTACACGCCAGAGCAACTAGCGAAGATGACTAACGAAAACCTTAATCGCTGGGTATAATAAATAGACTTTAGAAGTCTATGAAACACGGGGGGCTTCGGCTCCCCTTTTATTTTGGAGAAATGATATGGCAGTAGGAGACTCATCTCTTTACAAAGGCTATCTTGGCGGACACGACTGGATAACTCATGTTGATGAAGGCGCACTCAAATACGTAAAAGAAAACTTGGGTGTAAAGACAATGCTTGATGTTGGATGCGGTCCAGGTGGTCAAGTGAGGACAGCAATTTCTCTTGGTATTGACGCAGAAGGCGTTGATGGTGATCCTAGAGTAATCGCAGAAAGCCCAGATATCACAATACACGAATGTGATTTCACACAGAACACGTTTGCAAAAGAGGTTGACTTTATCTGGTCAGTTGAATTTGTAGAACACGTCAAAGAAGAATTCCAAGAAAACTATATGAATACGTTCTCTCAGGCGAAGCACGTGTTCATTACCTTCGCACCACCAGGTAAAGGTGGTAACCATCATGTCAACTTAAAGCCAGCGAGTTATTGGATTGAAACATTCGCTAAGTATGATTTAGAGTATGACTTAGAAACTTCAGATGCGATTAAAGCAGCCAGCACAATGAAGAGAGAGTTCGTAGCGAAGAACGGATTATACTTTAAAAAGAAAGAAACGTAAATGAAGATTGAATTTGGATGTGGAGAAACGCCAACTAAACGTGACTTTAAAACATGTGACATACGTAATGTTCCTGGCGTTGACTATGTGTGTCCTGCATGGGATATCGATGCACTTGTCGAAGATAATACAGTTGATGAAATATTTTCCCGACACTTTTTCGAACATCTAACCTTTAAGCAGGGAGAAGTGATTTTAGAAAAGTGGTATAAAATCTTAAAGCCAGGCGGCATATGTGAAATGATGCTGCCAAACATGGCGGTGCATATCGAACAATGGATTAATCGTAGAAACAATCAAGAAATCAAACACGCAATGGCTGGATTCTGGGGTTGGCAAAGAGGCGCCTTTGACGACACTTGGGATGTTCATAAAAGCGGCTATGATAAAGAACTGCTTACAGCACTGGTTAGTAAAAAAGGCTTTATAGATATAGAGAGCCTTGCTCCTCCTATGGACAAGCATTTACATTTAAAATTTTACAAAAAATAAATTTGAAAAAGTGGAGTTATTATTATGACTAAAGTTTTGCTATTAGCAAGTGGCATGTCAGCACGTGAAGTTGATGACTATAATTATCAAGCAAACGGTTGGAAGATTGTTGCAATCAATAATGGTTGGATGGCATATGAAGATTGGGATCATTGGGTTCGTTCTAGCGACTTCAACGGTGCTAGACCACATGTAATTAAAGACCATCAAGTTGAATGTAAAAAGTATGGTGATATTTTAAATCACTATGGTGGTCACAAACAATGTGGCTACTCAATTACTCTTTGTGCTGGGTATTATTCTCTGTATATGCTTAAGCCTTCAGTCATTGGCTTTCTTGGTGCAGACATGAATTATACGCCAGATAAAGAAGGCAATACGCACATCTACGGTTTGGGTAACGATATTAAGAGGCGTGGTATTCCTGATCCAGATAGAATGGTTCAACAATACGCTAAGGGTAATCCAAACTATCTAAGTGACATTTATATGCGGTTCTATGATATCGCAAAAGAGAATGGTTGTGATGTTTATAATCTTTCAAGTGTTGAAGATACACGTCTACCATATCCAAAAGCAAAAGTGAGAGATTTTGAATAATGCAAGAAACATCGTATCGTAAATGTGGACACGAAGGTGTAGACGAACTTCTATGGGTAACGCAAGACACTGGTGCATTTGGCAATGAACGAGATGGACCACTGTTTGACTGGATTCAGGATCACAACGACTTCATGTCACAAGTGAAGAAGTTTGATGTTGTGGTGCAAGCAGGTGGCAACTGTGGCATGTATCCACGCTTCTATAAGAACTACTTCAAAGAAGTTTATACATTTGAGCCTGATGAACTGAACTACTATTGCTTAGATGCTAACTGTCAAGGCGATGGCTATCACAAGTTCAAAGGTGGTCTGGGCAATACAGATGAATCGCTATCGCTTAAGCGTGGTAGAATGACAAATGTTGGCACGCATAAGTTGACTTCTGCTCCTGGAAATGTTAAAATGTATAGAATAGATGAATTAAATCTAACTGAGTGTGACTTAATACACCTTGACATTGAAGGCTATGAAGAAAAAGCATTGCGAGGTGCAGTCAAAACAATCGAAAAATTTAAGCCAGTTGTTATCACAGAGCGTTCTGGTGGAGAACAATTATTATTGAGTATGGGTTACAAGATACATAAAAAGTTAAGAATGGATACAGTATACTCATATTATAAATAGAAAGTAACTTGTAGTAAGTCTACGGAAAACCTACTAAGAGGAAAACATGGCAGATAAAGAAGATATGAAGGCGGACGACACGCCTGAAAAAGAAGATGAAGTGAAGAAGGCTGAGAAAAAGCCTGAGCCTAAGAAGAAATCTAAGGCAGACAAGGAAGACGAAATCCTTGTAAAGAACACTATCGAAATCAATCCTAAACTTGAAGAAGCAAAGGGCGGCACAGTCGTTATGGGCTGGGGTCGAATGAATCCTATTACTTCAGGTCACGAAAAACTTGTGAGTAAGATTAAAGATGTTGCACGTAAAGAAGGTGCAACACCAGTTGTATATCTTACACACTCACAAGATGCAAAAAAGAATCCACTATCATACAATGATAAAGTAATGCTTGCAAAGAAAGCATTTGGCAATATGATTCAAAAGTCAAATGCAAAGACCATCATGCAAGCGATGGCAGAACTAGAAAAGAAATTCACAAAAGTTATTCTTGTCGTTGGTGCAGACCGCATTAAAGAGTTCGATGCACTACTTAACAAGTATAACGGCAAAGACTACAACTTTGATAGCATTCAAGTTGTAAGCGCAGGTGAGCGCACAGATCCAGATTCAGACGATGCAAAGCAAATGACAGCCGACACTATGTCTGCATCTGTCATGCGTAAACTTGCATCTGAAGGCGACTTCGAAACATTCAAAAAGGGTCTACCAAAAAGACTTCAGCGTAATGCACAAGACGTATACGATATGGTTCGTGCAGGCATGAAGATTGCTGAAGAACTAGAACTAGACGAAGCAGTTCTAAACTTCCAACAGCGTAGACAACGTGCGCTAACGATGCGCAGATATAAATCTAAGTTGGCTGCAGCCCGTAAGCGTCTTGCAAGACGTGTATCATCAAAAGAAAAGTTACAGAAGAAAGCACGTAAGAGAGCAATCGCCCTTATTCGTAAGAAAGTTGCGGGTGAGAAAGGTGCTAACTACGGTGACTTGAATCCAGCAGAAAAGATGATGATTGACAAGCGTGTTGCAAAACGTAAAGGTGCTATCGACCGTATTGCGAAGAGAATGCTGCCACAAGTTCGCAAAGCAGATATCAAGCGAGTTCAAGGCAAGCGTTCAACAAACGAAGAGTTTGAGATGTTTCTTGAAGCGACACAAGTTCGTCAAGACCCAGATATCAAAGATAAGAAAGGCACACAGCCAGACGTTTATTACAAGGGTCTCTCAAAGTCTACAAAAGATAAGCGTGATACGCACTTCAAAAAGTATGGCAAGATGGACGATGACAATCCAGCAGCCTATAAGCCAGCGCCAGGTGATGCAGAAGCAGAAACAAAGACTTCAAAGCACACAAAGAAATATCACAAGATGTATGGCGAAGAAGTTGCAGAAGCGTCTAAGAATGATGAGATGCCGAAGAAGCGTTACCATGAAGCACGTAAGAAAGACGGCAGCATCAAACTAGATAAGCGTTTCCGTGCATTCAAATCTTCGGCAGTTCCTCAAATGGAATCACCTCTACAAGATGCGCAAAAGCGTCTAAAAACACAGCATCAAAAAGAGCGTGAGAACTTATCACGTGAACACGAAACAGAGATGGACAACATCAAAGCACGTGGTCTAGCCCAGCAAATGCGTAAACTGCGTTCTGAAGAGAACGAGCAGATTATGGAATGGATCACAGACATTGCAGATGAAATCTTTGAGTCTATCGAACTAGAAGAGAAAAAGAATGATGAAGGCTTGAAAGCGAAAGCAGAAAAGTCTGGCATGCCACTAAGCATTCTACGTAAGGTATATGATCGTGGAGTTGCTGCCTGGCGCACTGGCCATCGCCCAGGAACGACACCACAACAGTGGGGCTTTGCACGTGTTAACTCTTTTATCACTAAATCTTCTGGCACTTGGGGTAAAGCAGACTCAGACCTTGCCGCAAAAGTTCGTAAAGAAGAAGTAGAAGAAGCAGTCTCGCCTGCACAGCAAGCCGCTATTGCGATTGCAAAGAAGAAGAAAGCGGGCAAGCCAGGCTATGATAGCGAAGGCAAGTCACTGAAAAAAGAAGAAGAACAGGGACCATGCTGGGCAGGCTATAAGCAAGTCGGCATGAAGATGAAGAACGGCAAAGAAGTGCCAAACTGTGTTCCTGAAGAAACTATGCCAGAGGACATTGATGCCCTATTTGAAAAGTATATGGCTCATGATCCATGGCGTGTAAAGAAAGCCGCTTCTGTCACAGTAAACCGTAAGATGTATAATCATGCACTTGACGCACTAAAGAAACTTCTGGATCGCAAGAAGAAAGAAGCAGGTAGTGCTAAGAACATGAGACATGGATCCAATTACTATGCCGCTCAGATTGCAAGGTCATACGATGGCGTAGATGCACGAACACTTCATAACATGCTTGACGAAGAGTATATCATTGAAGTGGGTGGTGCAGGTGATCGTGGCACACCAAAAGTAACGAAGCGTTACAAGAAAGACACTCCTGGAGAAAGCGTAAACGAATCACTAGATGATTTGTTTGAGGCACAGTTCAAGGTTGAAGTCGAAGGTTTGCCTGACATGTTCATTGATGCGAAAAGCCCAGGCGAAGTCAAGGCAACTTTACGTAAGAAACTAAAGAAGCCTGATGACGTAAAATCTATTGAGCGTGTGACACCAGATAAGATTAAGAAGCATTTCAGAATGGTTGTTCGTGGTGATGAAGATCCAACAGCGGTAAATGAAGATGTGACACAACAACAGATTAGTGACCTTGAAAAGTTTGCTGATAGATTGCTTGACAAGTTTGACGTTGACGTTGAATTCACACGTCACTTTGCGGATCGTATGAATGACGATAGAAACAATCCAAAGATTTCTATTCCTGAACTACAGCGTTTCTTTAAGAAGATCGCAAAGAACAAAGCCAAAGATATCAAAGCAAATGCTAACTCAGAGGCAGTTCTAAATGACATTCAAGCAGACTTGAACCTACCAGTTGTAATTAAGTTCAACCGTGATAAGGAAGAGTTTGAAGTTGTGAATAAGACAATCATGCGTAAGAAGAACTTCAAAACTCCTAACAAAGTGATTAAATACTAATGCGTTTCAAGTCATACATACAAGAGTTCAAAGTGGAATATCCAGATGCAAAGAAGACGCTGGGTATTCCACGTGACAAGATGCCTCAAGTCAAGTCGAAAGACTATGACGAACTGATTGCGTTTCTAAAGAAAAGAAGCATTCGTATGACGAAGCGCAGTGTCAAAGCAAATAACTTAAAGGCTACCCAGAGCAACTTTAACGTGGATAAGATTGTTCAGGCAGTTGATAAGTATAAGACATTGGCTACAGCAAAGCCAATTATCGTAAGCAGTGATGGCTATGTGATTGATGGACACCACAGATGGCTAGGTGCTGTGAATGTAGGCGGAGATATTGCTATCATGCAAGCAAGCGTGAAAGCAAAAGAATTGATGGATGCTATTAACGAGTTTCCAAAGACTTTTAACAAAAACATTAATCAAACATAAGGTGAATAAAAAATGACAGACTTTCCTTTAACAAAAGATATGCTTCGTGCAATGATTGGCAACAACCCAGATAGCGATACCTGGTTTGACGCACTTGCTGAAATTATGCCTAAGTATGATATCACTACTCCTAATCGTATTGCTGGCTTCACTGCACAGTGTGCCCACGAATCAAATAACTTCAAATCGCTTGAAGAGAACTTGAACTATTCTGAGAAAGCACTTCTATCTGTGTTCGGTCGTTACTTCGGCACAGGTAAAGGCAAGCGTGATGCCGCTGAGTATGCACGTAATCCAGAGATGATTGCTAACTACGTATACCAAGATGAGTTCCGCACAAAGCGTGGTGCGATGGGCAACACAGAAGAAGGTGACGGTTGGAGATTTCGTGGTCGTGGTCTAAAGCAGTTGACTGGTCGTAACAACTACACTGCATTTGGTAAGACTGTAGGTATGAGCGCAGAAGAAGCCGCTGAATACGTAGCAACACCAAAGGGTGCTGTTGAGAGTGCTTGCTGGTTCTGGGACACAAACAAACTAAACGCTATTGCTGATACTGGCGATATCGTTAAGATGACAAAGAAAATCAACGGTGGCACGATTGGTCTTGAAGACCGCACCGCACGTTGGGAGAAAGCACTTGCACTACTTGGTGGTGAAGTTACAGCGCCAGCGCCAAAAGCAAAAGGTGCAGTAGACACTAGCGAAGTGCTAACGATTGGTTCACGTGGCGACACAGTGAAAGCAATGCAAGAATTCTTGGGCATTGGTGCAGATGGCGTCTTTGGTCCAGGAACAAAACGTGCTGTAAAAGCATGGCAGGCAGCAAATGGTCTAGTAGCAGATGGTGTTGCTGGTCCATCGACATTAGGTAAAATGTTTGGATGAAACGTTTAAGTCAATATATTAGCGAAGGCGTCAAACTTCAACTCATTCGTGGCAAAGACCAAGACACGTTGAAGTTGTGGAACAAGGGCGATACGAAGTGGGTTGAGGTAAGAGGCAAGCCTAACTTTGAAGTCAAGTTCGACAAGAAGGACCAATTGCATAAAGTGGTTTCCGCTCTTGGCAAATCCGCTAATATATCTGACTTCGTTAATGGTGATGTTGTAAGTGTTAACCCGAATCATCCAGACGGAAAGAAAGCACTAAAAGTAATACAAGGACTAATGAAATGAAAAGTTTCGTAGATTACGTTGCAGAAGCAAAAGACCCTGGTGAATACGACCAAGAAGGGTCAATGGCAAAAACGCAGTTGCGTGGAGTCATATCGGATGCTGAACACATGATTAAGATGTTCGGCGATGACGATAATCTTCCTGAGTGGGTTCAGAACAAAATCACCAAAGCGGCTGATTATCTAAACTCTGCACACGAATACATGATGAACAAGGAAGACTAGTATGGCTTGGCAACCAGTTCCAAATAACCCAGAGTGGGAATACGATGATGCGGCAACAGCGGCAGATACGTATGCTGATACACCTGGAACTATCAGTGGTGGTATTAGAACATACACTACCTCTGGTGGCAATCCTAGACAGACTTATATTAAATGTCGTAAGACAAGTCTGCCCGCTGCCGTTGGTGAACTGGACAAAGAATACTACGATAACAGGACTTGATAGATGAAATCGTTTAAAGAGCATAGAGCAAAAGAGATTGATACATTCTGCGAAGAGTGTAACATCTATGATGACTTAGTTGTAGAAGCGGCTGAGTATGAAGGACGTAAAGTGAAACTGAACGACCCATTCAGACTGCCTTCTGGCGACAAGTCTAAGTTTGGCGTCTATGTGAAGAACGATAAAGGCAACGTAGTCAAAGTAAAGTTTGGCGATCCGAATTCAGAGATTAAGCGTGATGACCCAGGTCGCAGAGCCTCTTTCCGTGCAAGACATGGCTGCGATAATCCTGGTCCTAAGTGGAAGGCGAAATACTGGTCATGCTATCAGTGGAGAGCAGGCGCTAAGGTTGATAACTAATAAATATAACAAGCAACATTAAACTTGGAGAAAATAAATGTTCAAACGAGAGATTAAACCATTAGCCGAAGGCATGGTAGATAGCATTTCAAAGTCTATCAACAAACTTCAGTATGTAGAAGAGAAAGCGGATCGCCCTGCGGACCGTGCAGACGGTGACGTAAAGCCTCAAGACATTTCTGGCGAAGAAGAAGTTAAATCAGATGCGTCTGCAAAGAAAGCGCCTGCACGTAAGGGTGACCAAGCGCAAGCAGATGGCATGGAGAAAGTCAAAGAAGAAGTCGAAGTTGAAGAAGCAATGGATCCAGTTAATCCAGTTGCAGTCAAAAAGAAGTTTGACGACCGCAAAGACAAAGACATTGATAACGATGGCGACACAGATTCCTCTGACGAGTATCTACACAAGCGCCGTAAAGCAATTTCGAAAGCACTTAAATCAAAAAAGCCTAAAGCCTCTGTGGAAGAATCTGCCGAACTAGAGGGGCTTGAAGAGGCCAACATGTCACGTGTTGCTAAAGAACTTGAAGCATATGCACGTAAGAATGGTGGCATCGATAAGATGGACTTCATGAAAGCGGCTATGATGATGAAGAAAGGTCAAACAGCACAACTGAAGAAGTTTGTTGATGACCTAGACACAGAGCCACGTGAAAAGATTCTTTCTTTGATGGACAAAGACGCTGACCGCCGTAAAGAATACAAAGCGGCTCAGAAGAAGATGCGTGAAGAAGTTGAACTTGATGAAAAAGTAAACACTAAGGGAATTCAAAAAGCAGTCGATGATGGTAAGTCTATGGACG